TTTAGTCAATATTATGCGGGAAGAAGAATTCATTGTACGCATTGATGAAATCTATGACCCGTACAACTACTAAACAACAGAGATATGATAGAAATAGGAGTAATTGAGCCACAATTTGGCAACTATTTAGATGAAATCGACCCCAACAATATGTTACGCGAATTGCAAGAAATTGTGGGTGGATATATACAGCCAATTTATCTGGGTAATGGCGAAGTAATGATTGTTAATGAAGAAGGTTTAATGATTGGTTTGCCGCATAATCAGGTTGCAAGTCGCATAGCAGGACAGCGTATTGTAGGCGTGGCGGTGGTTATGGATGAAAAAGATTTCGATTAAACAACAGAGATATGGGATATTACACAGGACAAGAAATCGAGGAAGACCTTAAGGCGACAGTTAAGGCATTAGACCGTATGTATAAAGGCGGACCATACACCTACGACTTTTACCTTGACCCACGGTCAAACCTTGCGGAAATCTTTATTGAAAACCAAGGCATCGAAGCCGCAGACCCTGAAGATTTGAAGGATGTAATGCGTGATAACATCGGTTATATTCTTGACATTTATGATACTGAGTTAGGGATGGGTGAATACAGTTTTCAAATCATCGTACAATACAATAAGCTATAATAATTCGACACAACAACAGGAGCTATGAAACTTTTCCCAACAGTAGTAATTGATGAAATTGCAGACAAAACAGATTGGAATGACCACAACGGTTCTGTGCTAACTCTGTTGCTTTTTATGCGTATGGACGGCATTCGTGGATTAGACGGCTATATAGATGAAATTCAGGAAATCATTGAAATTCATCAGGCTGCACGTAATATGTCTGCTGGCTTAATCAATCAACGTCGGCATTTGATGCTAGACGTTATGGACATTGTGTATATGAATTACAGCAATGCCGAAGAAGTAGAAATGGCTTTTTAAACAACAGAGATATGGAAATATTTCGCCGCGTTATAGGTACTGAAGGCACTTACGAATGGGAATCTGAAAATTTTAGAATTATTCGTGGTGGCGGAACAGACAGAAGGGGACACTATTCTTATGACCTAGGGCTATACGGTTTAACAGATTGGGATGGGGAATTATGGGGATGGTTCAGCACCTTACGCGAAGCAAAAGATTACACTAGAATTTTAGGATACTAAACAACAGAGATATGGATAGAAATACACAAGAAGACATTATAGATGAGTTGTACGATTACACTTATCAAATAAACGTGTACACGCGCAATGAATACAACCTTTCTGTTTTTATCGAATATCAACATATGACTGAAGGATATGCCAATGGAGATTGGGTAATGAAGGTAGCAATGGGTTTAGCAAAAGAACACGGTTTAGAAGTTGAAACAATTGGTGATACCGATGGCTTAGATTTAGTCTTTCGAGATACAGACGCAATCTATAATGACCCACAATACACGCAATATTAAACAACAGAGATATGTACGGATACGACAGTAAAGAATATCGTAAGCTAGACCCAGTGCAGAAACGCTTTATGGACGCGTTTCAAAGCCACCCTGCAATTGTAGGTTTTAAAAAAGTCGATGTACACTCTCAAACCGACGTTGAGGTTATGGTTGATGTTGAGATGGGCGAAACAGACGCAGTTTTAGATTACGCGTATGAAATAGCAGATGACTTAAATCTTTCAATTGTTTTACCTGCAATAGGTGACGACTACGTTGATTTCATTTTTACTCATTTGTAAATTATGCCAGAACGCAAACTAATTGAACTACTTATTGAAGACGAGGCTGATGTAGCGGTAGAAGCTATCAGCCTTGTAAAGTTTCCTGCCATCGAGAGTAACTTCATTTTCTTCTCAAAGCAAGGCAAGAAGAAGGAGATGGTTTCGCTGGCGAGCATCGAGGATGAAGACCAGCGTATGCTCATTGGTGCAGCGTTAATTCCTGACAAGCACATCCCCCGCTACGACGAGTTTAGCGAGGAAGAATACGATGTGTATTTCTCAAAGGAGACGGTAAAGAAAGCGTCGGAGATGTTTCTCAAGCAGAACCGAACCAATGCCCATACCTTTGAACACCAAGAAGCAATCGACAACGTATCGGTAGTAGAGTCGTGGATTGTTTCAAATCCAGAGATGGACAAATCTAAGCATTACGGTTTGAGTGTCCCTGAAGGTACGTGGATGGTTCGCGTTCACGTAGCTAACGACGATATGTGGAAATTTGTCAAGGAACAAGAAGTGCAAGGATTCTCAATCGAGGGTTACTTTGTAGACAAAATTGAAAATATGAGTAAGCGCACAAATCCTATTATGGAAACGCTGAGTGAGATTAAGAACTTGCTTTTAGGTAAGCGTAAGCTATATGCTGAAGCAAAGCTGGAAGACGGTCAGATGTTGATTACAGAAGCAAAAGAATTTGCTGCTGGCGTAGAAGTAAAGACCATTAACGAAGAAGGCAATCCCACCGACCTAAAAGATGGAAAGTATACTACGCTTGCTGGTGTAGAGCTAGAGGTATACGACGGTGTGTTGACGGAGTACGACGGCGAGGTAAAAGCTACTGAGGACAAAGCAGAAGCAGAAGCAGAAGAGGTAAAGAAGCAAGAGATGAGCCGAAAGAAACTCATTGTCAAGCATCGCTTGCAATTGCGGAAAATCTTGAATGAGGAATACGGAGGTATAGAAGAATTAAAACGCTGGAGATGAATAAAAACGCATTAATCCTTGACGACTACGAGCAGTGGGGTGAGGGTACAGAAGGTCTGACGATGGCAATTAGCAACGTCCGTATGGATGAAATTAATGCTACTGGTCGTCTAGATAGGTTGCTTAAGAGCGCAGAAGTATACGCTGAAAAAGGAGACATAGAAGCTGTCAAAGACTTTTTGTATACCGCCCACGACGAGGCGATGTTTAGCGCAGACCAAGAATGGATTGACGCTTTGCTCAATCTTATATTTCATATTGAACAGTACGCATAACGATGGAAGAAATTATTTACGCAGTCAATGAGGATATAGAAAAGGTAGAAAACCTGCTCTTTGACAATTTTATCGAACCATTAGACATTTATCAAATTAATCGTTACCCATACGAATTGATTGTACACATAAAGCGTTCAGACGACGCGGAATTTAAGCGTGTGTTGTCTGATTACGGTATCGGGTTTGAATGGGCATAAACATTTTAAAATGACATACAAAGAAGCAGTAGAAGAAATCGCCTACGAATTTGAGGTGGGATTTCGTTGCAAGTTAGGCGACATCAATCAACGCGGTAACTGGTTTACGGTTGAAATCAAAGACGCAAATGGATTCCCCCCAAAGGATTTCGAAGAAGCGGCATACGATGGTCTAGAATACTTTCTAGAAGATAAAGCGCACGGTGTATTTGTATCGGTCATTTGGGACGTGTTGTCTGGCAATCCAGTCGAGGTACAATTTGAATTTGATTAATGCTCGACCGACTCTACGACATATGGATTGGTGACGAGGATGCGGAACTGCGTAATATGATTGCAGATTTCCGTATTGACTATGGACTCGACCGTAGGTTTATGCTTGTGCTAGACCTCCTTGAGGATGCAATTGCCAACTGGGATTACGACCGAGCCTTGAGTCTATTTGAAACTTACGCCCCTGAAAGGATGGAGTACATAGACCGACAATTATTCACGACATTATTATTAGATGTTCAATATTGATATGAAACGAAAGTTTGAAGAAGAAACGGTGGAGACTCCCGTAGAAGAAGTCCAAGAGGAATCAACCCCTGATTCCCACGAACAGTTTATTAATATTTTGGTCGAGATGGGGTTATCGGCTGAACAAGCAGAAGCAGTACACGAAATGGCTATGAAATTAGTAGAGAACGGTTCTTCTGAAGAAACACAAACAGAAGAAACCAAAGTAGAAGCATCGCGTCAGCGTCGTGCAGAATTTGCTCGTCGTAAGCGTCGAGGTTATTCACGCCGAGGTTTTTCAGAAGAAGGACAAAAGCGACGACCAATGCGTCGTGAGATGTCACGAGAAGAAATGCAGATGCGTCGATTGGCGCGTCAAAACCGAATGTTGCGACAGCAGCTTTCAGAATTGGGTCAACAACCCGCGACCCAACCACTTCGCAACCGACCAGAGGTAAGCGCAGCAGCTAACAAGATTGAGGCAGGCGGAGATATTAAGAGTCGGGTATTTGGTTACTTTAAAGACGTAATTTAATTATGAGTATTTCTCGTTATCAGCGACGCCACCGAGCGTTCGCAAATCCAGCTATTACTCCTTCTACTACATATGCAGGGGAAGCGGCTGATTTTTATGTAGCACCAGCTATTCACGGTGCTGACACAGTAGCTAACAACTGGGTTACTCAGTTGGACGGCATCCAAAACAAAGCAGTCCTTTCTGGCGCGTCTGTTGCAGCAGACGTAATTCAATCGGCTTCGTGCGATTTTACCGACGGAGACAGCGTAACAGTTGACGAGCGTGTTTTGACTTTGACAGATTTGAAAGTCAATGAATCTTTGTGCCGTGGAAGTATCCTCACTACTTGGCAGGGTATGACTGGCGCACGTCAGTCGATGGATTGGTCAAACGATTCTTTCCGCAACTTTGTGTTTGCTACAATTGCAGCTAAAACTGCTGAAAGTGTAGAAAATAACATCTGGCTTGGTGGAAAGATTACTGGTTTGTTGTCTAGCAACGGTGCTTTCGATTCTGCTGGTTGGGCTGCCGCTACTTTGCAAGGAGCAACTGAGCAGGTTATCGCCACTATCACAAACGGAAACGCTATTGGTCAGTTTAATTTGGTTTACACCAAAATGGCAGAAACTACACCAGCCGTTTTGACAAAGCCAGACGCTGCGTTCTATGTAAACCCAAAGACGTATGCTTTTTACGTTCAGCAATTGGCTGGATTGGGTGCTGCTTCAAGTTCGCTCGCGGGTCAGGGTATTAACAACCAAGCAACTGCTCAAGCCTTCAACAACGTATCGTTTATGGGTATTCCAGTTCACGTTTCTGGAGGTATGCCTGACAACTGTATCGTTATGGCACAAGAGTCAAACTTGTACGTTGGTTCTAACTTGCGCACTGACTATACTCAGGCGGCAGTTATCCCAGTTTATCAGTACGACGGTTCTGACAACATCCGAGTAACTATGCAATTCGGATTGGGCGTACAGGCTGGTCGTAAGACTGAAATTGTTGTAGGAGGATTGACAGGTATTCTCTAATGGCAATTACTTGTGGAGTAACGCAGGGACGCACCATTGACTGTGCTGATGTAGTCGGAGGATTGAAGGCGGTATACTTTGCCGCTTCTTTCCAAGACTTGCCCGTCGTCGCAGACGTGACTGACGGAGTAATGTCAGAACTTCCAGCAGACGATGGAAGCTCAACAGGCAGTTATAACGTATACCGTTATGAATTGCGCCCTGAGTTGTCCAGTATGACCATTAACATCCAAGGGGATACCAATAACGGAACTGTTTTCTATGAGCAGTCGCTCAGTTTGCAGTTCCACAAATTGGTATCTGGCGATGCAGACAAGATTGTAGAGTTGGCGAAAGGACGTTTGAACACTTTTGTGTTGGACAACAACGACAACTTGTACGTCTTGGGTGCTGAAAACGGATTGGATTTGAGTGGCGGTAACTTGACAACAGGTACGAGTTTCGGTGACGCAAATGGTTTCCAGTTGGAATTATCTGGACGCGAATTGTATCCCGTGTATTTCTTTACTGCTCCATCAGACCCTAGTGCAGCAACTTTCCCATTTGATGGTACAGGTGCTACGCTTGCTGGTGTGACGGCAGTAGTAAACTAAATAAGCGAATAACTATTGAAAAGGGGATGGATTTCGGTCTGTCCCCTTTTTTATTTTAGGTAGTATGAGCTATCGACCTCGTATTGACAGAAGCCTGAGTTATGCCTTGAAGCACTTGAAAGAAAAACAGCGCAGGATTTTGGTTATCGGTGACATCCACGCACCGTTCGAACATCCAGATTATTTGAATCACTGCAAAGAAGCCTATGCAAAGTTTGCTTGCAACCAAGTTATCTTCATTGGTGACATCATTGATTCTCACGCCTCCTCACGCCACGAATCCGACCCAGATGGATACAGCCCTAGGACAGAGTTAGATATTGCCATAGAGAGGCTTCAAAAGTGGAAAGAAGCGTTTCCTGTGGCTGATGTCGTAATTGGCAACCACGACCGTATCGTTATGCGCAAGGCGTTCAGCAGTATGATTCCCAGCGTTTGGATTAAGAGTTTCAACGAGGTGCTGGGTACAGAATGGAATTGGTCACACAGCGTAGAATACGATGGTGTGCTGTATATTCACGGAGAAGGTGCTACGGCAAAGACACGGGCTAAAAATGAAATGCAAAGCATAGTTCAAGGACATAGACATACCGAAATGGAAGTGGTGCATTTGACTGGTAAAGAACATATTTTTGGAATGCAAACGGGTTGTGGCGTTGATGCAACAAGTTATGCTATGGCTTATGCCAAGAACTACAAAAAGCCTGCATTGGGTGTGGGTATCGTAATTGGAGGTAAGGTGGCATTTAACTATCCGATGGTCTAAAACTTATATTAGAAAGTGATGATTCAGTTAGCCAATTACGAAGAAAGGACATTCTATGTAGTCCTAGGTCAAATCGTTACGACGTGCGATGTCAAGTTCATCTTCCAAATGACCGAAGAGGAATTTGATGTAACGCTTACTCCCGTTTCCAGTACAGAACGAGCCACCAAATTTGCCTTTACAGCGACAGGGTATCCAGAGGGGCAATACATCGTTCAGTTTAATGTGTCTGGTAGTACGCTTGCTACCGTGGCTGGATTCGTTACGGGCAATCCGATTTTTGCCACGAGCCAGTACAATACGTACAATGACGACGGAACGTCTACTACGTATGTTCCAAGTGACGACCAAGGCTTAGTTCCAAGCGTAAGTCAAAAACTTCGGGTAAGTACGGTAGACTTGAATACTGACGTTTCATACGTGCGGTATTTGAAGGTCACAAACGGAACGCTTACGGATAATGGCGATAACAGCGTCACCATAAATACGTCTGGTGTAGATACGCTAGAAGCGTTGACGGATGTCTATATCGAGGACGTGGAGAATAATCAGATTATTCAATATCAGGGATTTTCAATCCCAGGGTCTCCAGCGGGATGGAAGAACCGTGTATTGCAATTGGCTTCTTTAAGCGATACTAAAGGCATACCCACGGAAGGAAAGTTTTTGAAATATACTGGAGGCTTTTGGCAACCAGAGGACGGAAACGCAAGTTCCCTAAATGATTTAAGCGACGTAACCATTACAACTCCAATCACAGGAAACGTCCTTAAATACGATTCCAGTTTAGGTTGGTATAATACCAATCTCCCTACTCCCTCACCGCCTCCAAGTACGACCGACCAGCTTCCAGAGGGAGCGACCAACCTTTACTATACCGACGCCAGAGTATCTGCAAGCCCAGCGGTTGTACTCAACACCGCAAAACGTAGCTATCCTTTGGTCGACGAAACCAAGTTAGCCAGCATTGCTACGGGAGCAACGGCAAACCAAACAGATGCGTATCTGTTAAGTCGAACAAATCACACTGGCACACAAACTGCAGCTACTATCAGTGATTTTGACACGGAGGTAAGTAACAACACATCAGTCGTAGCCAACACTGCAAAACGCAGTTACCCTCTTGCCGACGAAACTAAATTAGCGGGCATTGCTACTGGGGCAACTGCGAACAGCCCTGACGCCACATTGCTCGACCGAGCCAATCACACTGGCACACAGACGGCAAGCACCATCTCTGATTTCAGTACGGCTGTTGATACTCGCATCGCCCTTGCACGAGAACAATATCAGGTTGACGAATTCATAACCGACCGAAACATCACTATCGGCTCTGCCGTCAGTCAGTCGTCTAAACTCGTATGCGACGTCATTAACGACTCCGTAGCTTCAAGGAACAACGCTAACGCGAAGAATATGCTGGGATGGCATCTTGGCAGTGGCGTCTGCGTCTTACAAGGAATGATAGATTTGCAAGCGTCTTTAACAGCGTCACCTGGTCAACCGCTTTGGTTGGGAGCGTCTGGTACATTGAGTAACACAGCACCAACCACGGCTACCGAGTACAGCCGAATTTTAGGATACTACGTAGGCACTGGACAAGGTGGCGAAGTAATGGTTTACTTTAACCCAAGCCCAGATTGGGTACAAATTGACTAACGATGGGAGAAATAAGCGGAGTCCCAGCAGCGGACATCAACAACGTAGACGGATTCTTTACGACGCAAGGTGGAGGGTCGTCAATCACAGCTAATCCTATAGCCAATTCTGGGGAACTGCAAATATCAGGAGCAGGTGTAATCTGGTCAAACCCTGACGTCGGGGTGGAATTTAACCGAGGGCAGTTATTTGCTAACCACGGCTTTGTCAAAATCCAAGCCTCGTACAACCAAGCTCAATTCTTTGCAATCAAGAACGACGGAACGCTATGGTACTGGGCGCAGAGCGTGACGAACTTAAGTGGACAGTTTTTCACTGTCGATTCTCAATGGCATCAGTACGGGGTAGACACCGACTGGACAGACATCACGGGGGGTCAAGTTTCCTGGGGTGCAGTTAAAGGAGGGGTGCTGTATTTTCTTGGGTCAGGCACATACCGCCAAGCGGGCAACGGAACTACAAGTAATTACGGTAATTGGGTAGTCGTAGAAAACACCAAAACTTGGGTGCGCTATCAGATGGGTTACCGAATGAGCATTGCGATAACCAACACAGGCGAAGCTTGGTCAACCGGCTACGGATACGAATATCAGACTGGACTCAACACAACAGGCACAATCAACGTTTGGACACGAGAAAAAACGCTTGCCAGTGATTGGGTAGATGCCGCCTATGGTTACCGATGTGGATTCTGGCATAAGAGCAACGGAGAGGTCTGGTTTTCAGGAAACAACAGCAACGGCGTAGCCGGTCCTCAGGTGTCAGGAACAGCTTCCCAAAACGGTCCTGTCCTTGCCCACGCCAACACCACCTACGTCATCCAAAAAATCTTTAACGCTTTTTATAGTAGCAGCATCCATCTTGACAGCACTGGATACTTGAGGTTTTCAGGGACAGGCAATAACCGAACCAGACCAGACAACTCAACGGGCAATGCTGTCAACGGCGGACTGCAACTGACTGGGGCGGGCAATCTTTGGACACACTACGAAGTTGGAGACCATTCAGGTTCAACAAGCAGCCCAATGGGCATCGCAGTTAAGAGCGACGGCGAGTGCTGGATAGGAGGAACTGGAACCACAACTTTTCACCAAGTCTATGGATTGACGCCAGCGCAAACTTGGAACAAAATAGCGGACAACGTAACAATCGCGACCATCGCAAGGTCAAGCAGAATAGCACACGGATGATACAAGGAAATAAATACACAGTAGCCGTCAGTGAAGACACTGATTTTTTTGAGGGCTGGACAGACCCCAGAGTGCCTAACTTGGTGTTTTTGTACGACCAAGAAAGTATCGAAGACTGTGAAGAAATTGACGGGATATACTACGCAACGTATGAGACTTGGGACGTAACTATAGCGCAGCAAATGACGTATTTGAAGGACGGAGTAGAAACTACTGTTACCATTGAAGTAGGTGAGTACGGCAAATTGCCTCAGCTATGAATCAAACCCTCTTAGGAATCCTCCAGTACTTCAACGGTACTCCCCCGCCGTACAATCCCGTTTATGACCTCAACGGGGACGGATTTATTACGATACTTGACCTCCTGCAATATCTCGCTTTATGATAGCAATCTTTACCTTTTGTAAGTTTATATTGTAAGATGTACGAAGACACACGGTATGAAAACTAAACTTGGAGTAGTAGACTATATGCGGTACGAGAAACCGCTGTTTTATAGCGATTCAAACAAAGACTGGGTATTCTTTGGAGAAGACAATCTTTACCCAAACTACCTCGACGACTTGTTTATTTCAAGTTCTATTCACGGAGCAATTGTTACGGGTAGTGCTGATATGATTTACGGGGAAGGATTAGAATCAGACGGTAAAGATGAAAACGTAGACCAATGGTTGAAGCTAAAGGGATTGTTTCGTCACAATTGTTTGAAGCGTGCAGCGTTTGATTTAAAGCTATATGGCAACGCTTACTTGCAAGTGATTTGGTCGCAAGACCGTAGCGTCATAAGCGAGGTATACCACGTCCCAGCAAGTACAATTCGTTGCGGCAAGGCAGACGATAACGACCAAGTAGAAGTGTATTATCACAGCACGAACTGGATGGATTGCAACAAGTCTACGTTTAAGCCAACTCCTATCCCGCGCTTTAACACTAGTGACCGCACTGCGCCTAGCCAAATCCTGCACATAAAATCGTATAGCCCAGTCAGTTTTTTCTATGGCTTGCCTGATTATGCTGGAGCTGCTTCGTACATCGAACTCGACAAAAACATAGCTAAGTTCCATCTTTCTAACATATCAATGGGGCTATTTCCCAGTATGTTGATTAGCTTCAATGGAGGCATCCCGACAGATGATGAGCGCAGAGATTTAGAGCGTTTGATTTATGACAAATTTGGTGGCGCAAGCAACGCAGGCAAGATTCTTATGACTTTTAATGATGGTCAAGATTCCGCACCTACGGTTGAGCCTTTCAACTTAGCTAACCCACACGACACTTATATTTTCTTAGCCAAACAAACCTTTCAAGAAATTTTGTCGGGTCACCGTGTGACCAGCCCTTTGTTGTTTGGGCTGCGTTCAGAAGGTGGAGGCTTTGGAAGCAACGCCGATGAAATGAAGGACGCATACGACCTATACAGCAAGACGGTAATTGAGCCGTTCCAAAATATTTTGCTAGAAGGTATCGAGCCTTTGCTTGCGACCAACAGCATCATTTTAGACGTATACTTCAAAGACCTCGTGCCAGCGTCGTTTATGGAACAGAAAGCCGAAGAAGAGAAGGTAAAAAAAAAAATCTTTTCGGAGCAACCAATACGCATCAACGAGACCCAAGGCTCAATTTGGTTAAGTCATCTAGCGGACAAGGATGCTCCACTGCCGAAAGAATTTTTTCTGCTGAAAGAGGAAGTAGTCAACGACACGTCCGATGACAAACGACTGCACACGAAATACGAATTTGGTCTGGAGGATTATTCTAATTATGACCTCGTTTCTGATTGGGGCGATGTCGTAAGTCCACAGGGTAATTTGTTTGCTGTGCGCTATCAATATTTTAAAGCTACCAGTAAACAGCCCGTAGGTGACAGTCGTGACTTTTGTATTGAGATGATGGATTTGGCTGATGGTGGTGTACAATACCGTTACGAAGACATTGCTAATATGAGTTCGGACGGGGTGAACGGACAGTTTGCGGCAGCGGGACAAAGCACGTATGATATTTTTGAGTGGGCTGGCGGAAAGAACTGCTACCACGGATGGAAAAGACTTATATATGTATATGTACCAGATGGTCTT